AGTAAGATAAGGTCGTATTTGTTATGAAATAATCATCACCCAATTATTAATAAATATTTTGATGAACTGTTGTTAAATAATAAACACTTAGAATTGATTGTTGTATTTCAAAATGACAATACGGTTACAAAGGATATCATTATTAAAAATTATATTGAGTCATCATTCTATGTATGGTTTAAATCAAAATGATCTGGCAGTGAAGGAAGCCGGCTAGGTATCTCACTTGAGAAACGCATAGGCGTCGACGACGGCTTCCTTCACCGCACATATCAGTGGAATCTTCGGCACACCTTCTTTTGACCCTGAAAGAAAAACCTCCAAGGCCGTGTTTAACGCATCGAGTTTCTTCAGACCCTTATTATTGTAGTCGGCGGCCTTCACGGTGGCCGCGTCCCGCAACCTCTTCTGGACAGCCTGTGCAGATTCCACGAATGCCTGGGTCTGTAAGTCATTGTCCTCCTCCTCCATCTTCTTGGCGTCGCGGCGGGCGTAAAATCTCTCCTGATCGTCGTGATCCGCGTCGTCGGCCCGTGCTCGAAGCTCATTGATACTCGCCATTCTCTCCACGATGTACTTCTCGAATTTGGACACGGCCCGGGCGAACTCCTTTATATCGGTCTTCGCCATCTTCAGCGTAGTATCGAGGTTGTCGGCGTCCCCATTAACTGATTGAGACGGCGTTGGTGGTAGTTCATCTGCATCCATGCGGAGGAGTTCATACCAGACGACCTTCTTCTTCTCCGAGTCCGTTTTGAAACAGTCGTACTCCGAATTGGAGTAGAGAGCAGCGTCCCGCAGTACAATGAGCGAACCCGGGACGTCGTACTCTCTGTCACCGTCGTCGTAAGCAATATCGTATTTGTCCAGTGCCGTCGCGATGGTGCCAGGATACCACTTCACATTGCCCTTGTACCTGGCGTAGACCTTGTCGCGGGCCTTGAAAATACCCGACCCCCCTCGTTTATTATCAGTCCACAATTTTTTGACACGTCCCTCAACTTTTCTTTTCGTGGTTCTCCATTTTTTACTACTTCGGTAATGTTTTCGCTGTCTTGTATTGCCACTACCTTCAACTTTTTTAAGTGTCTTTCTCTTTTTTTTTTTACCACCTCCGTGATGTTTTCTCCGTCTTGTATTGATGAGGTGTTTTTTAATACGACGCGGCATATTAAATAGAAACAATATTTTATTACAGTTCTCATACTAATTTATTCTGTATTTTGTCTAACTTAGGAAATTTACCTTTTATTTAAACAGAAAACATGTAAACTATATCTCTTCGAAAACAAACCCACTATATTATAGTGAATCACGTGCAAGAGTCCCTTACACTATATTGTATCCTACACATTATTCATTTACTGGTCATAAAAGATAACAAATATGGGTGTAGTTCTTGCCTCTGAGAATTCCTTATTGGAAAAATAAACAGTTTAGTAAGATAAGGTCGTATTTGTTATGAAATAATCATCACCCAATTATTAATAAATATTTTGATGAACTGTTGTTAAATAATAAACACTTAGAATTGATTGTTGTATTTCAAAATGACAATACGGTTAGAAAGGATATCATTATTAAAAATTAAATTGAGTCTTGCTCCGGTATGGACGGCATATCCAGTTCCTCGAGAAACGCATGGGCGTCGACGATGGCCTTCTTCAACTGTTTCAGCTCTTCAGCCTTCTGTTTCTCCTCCGCGATCGAGAACAGGAACGCGTCATAGTTTATATCTTCGAGCTTCTCCCGACCCTCCTTCATCTTCTTGTCGTTGGTGATTGCGTTCTTGATTGCGTTCTTGAACGTTTTCCGAACATTTTCCAGGGCTTCTTGCGTCGCGGCGGCTTCGTCCGTGGTGGCGAGCTTCTCGTATTTTTTCTCGGCCCCGTCCACGATCCAGGCGAAATGCCTTATAGCATCCTTCGCCTTCTCCTCCGCGCGGGCCGGCATCGCCTCGGTGCTCAGATCGACATCATCTTTCTTGAAATTTGAGACCAGCGACTCGAAGTCCGCGAGGACTTTCGGCGAGACGGGCGGCGGCGGCGCGCCGCGAAGCGTCTCGAACGTCGCCCGCGTCACGCCGCCGCCGCCCGTCTCGCCACTTATATTCGGAGCGGCGTCTTCGTCCGTGGCGGCGGCTTCGTCCGTGGTGGCGGCGAGCTCCTCGGTCGCCTGGGCCGTCGACTGGGCATCGGATGGTCGATTCGGCCCTTTGAAACCATCAAATCCCAACCATAAAGACAATACATTGTTCTGAACAATATTGAAACTCGTACCATTGCACTCTAAACCCGCGACCAATGGCAAATGATCTGAAAACCAGGAATAATAAGGATAATTTTTTCCAAAACAACCTTCTTGAATTTCTTTAATAATATTGGTTTTGTTTATTTGGGGTGACAAACTGCCATCATCATAACCTGTAGGTAACATATTCTTTAAGTCATTCGGCATGTCTTTCCGTGTAGGTAATATTGCTCGTTTTGTAGTAGTAATTTTGCGAGGGTTATTCGACGAATTGTTATTTACTATGCACAACCAATCTATTAAATGGTATTCATCTGCCGCCATCTTCCATGCTTGTGCAGTACCGAAACCTCTGTTCTTATTTACAGATATAACTGTGCCATCTTCATCAGGGCCATCCGTATCAATTCTCGGTTCTATCGCACTACTACCATCAGGTTTGCTTACTAACCATTCAGGTTTCCCATCCAAAAAAGTCAAATCTATAGGTTTGTCGCCGCTTACTAACCACTTCTTATCATTCGGATTCGAAATGAATTCTAATGAATCCAGCAAGATGTCGGCGTGGGCTTTTTTGGCCCTGTGATAACCTTTTTTCGACGAATAAAAAGAATCATAAACAGGAGTATTTGCATCCATGCCTATAATTAGTGGTATATTTGATGGTAGTAACTCATTTTTTTTAATCAATTTCTGGAATTCTTCAAGGATTTCATTTAATCCTGTAATACGCTGCAGCTCATTATCCGCCGACTTCCTCCCTGATTCAAGATGTGTTGTTAATACGTAGAAATCAGGAATCTCTGGGGTACTACTATTATTTATTGAGAAAGCGGCTAATACATATGGGTCATCATTTGTATTATTACCGCATTTAGATAAATTTTGTTTTAATGTAAATTTAGCTGTATCATAATAAATTGTTACTCCGTCAGAAAGTTTATAAATAAATTGACGGTCTGTGACGCCGACGGAATTCCCGTCCAAGGTTTTTTGGAATGTCTCAAATGCATTATTATTGAACGCAAAGCTTAGTCGATTTATCTCTTTGTGCCACTTCTCCTTGACTTCTTCATTTTTTATTAAAAGGCTTAACTCATCTAAAGATCCAAGCACTTGGAATACGTTCGATGATTTCACTTTTTTGTTGGTTCTTATATTTGTAGTTATAAAATTATCTTCGTCAATTTTTTCAATTTTTTCAACTTCTTTTATTTGTCTAATAAATCCAAGTTTTTTTTCATTTATGTTAACTGTGCCATATAATCCCGAAGAATCTACCGAAGAATCACTAGGCATTACTTTTACACTAGTAGGGTTTAAATGAGAAAAAAAATCATCTTCTTGAATCGTATAAAGATCACCAGATTTGTCGGATAAAAGACTTTTAAAAAATTCAATTCTACTATTTATTATTGTGGGAGCCTTTACAATTAAACTAATAAATTGTTCATTATCATTTTTTAAGTCATTGTATTCCCAAAAACAAGCAAAAAAAATTTTTTCCAACCTACAATGAGTATCGAAAAAATCTTGATCATAGGTATTGAGGATTTCCGATCTGGACTTCTTGCCCGGCATCGGCGTCATCTTCCCTTCCTTTTCAATCACGTTCCACTCTGCGAGTGCGTTGAGATGTACTTTTATATTTTGGGCTGCGGTTGGATTTTGGGTAGGATTTTTTATAAAAATGTCGATGAAATCATTAAATTTCATTTTCGGGTTCATGTCAAAATTTGCCACCCGATATCTAATCATTGGCCATAGGATCTTCATAGGGTTCTTTAGCTTTTTGTCGTCGCCAAACGGGCCGAGGATATCTGCCAAAACGTTGCGAGCTTTCAGGGCACCGATCTCGTCGTACAAGCCGAGCAGCTCGCCAATCCTCCTGGCATCATCAGTTTGATCTATAATATATTTTACAGGTATATCAAAGTACGACCTCAAATTTTTTTTAATAGTCGGCGATTCGTTGCCACTTCCCCCAACTTTTCTTTTCGTGCCCCCCCCTTTTTTACTACCTCGGCAACGTTTTATCTGTCTTGTCTTGTTACCACCTCCAACTTTTTTAAGTGTCGTGCCCCCCCTTCTTTTACCACCTCCGTAATATTTTCTCCGTCTTGTGACGCGTGCTTTTTTAATAGGACGCGTCATATTAAATAGAAAAAATATTTTATTAATTCATTACAGTTTCCATACTAATTTATTCTGTATCTTGTCTAACTTAGAAAATATACCTTTTATTTGTAATTGATTAGAAGCAGCTCGACCGGAATCACCACCTTTTCTCTGAATTGTTATTATACTGTCTCCTAGTTTAATAACAGTACCGCTTTTACTTATCGTAAATTTTTGACATTTCAAATAATTGATTATATCTTCCATCTTGTATACAATAATCTTATCCCGATTACGAGTTTTTCTATCGTAAAGAACTTCAATTAGTATCTGGGGTTTGTCTTCTGTATCTCCTAATAAAGCGAATTCTACTATACGCGTTACATTTTGATTCAATACATTGATAAAGGTAGATAATTCTTCATCAGAATATGTATCATTTCTTAAAGGGATACGCGATTTTGTCTTATCCACAAATTTTTTATCAGCACTAAGTGGTATTTCGCACATATTTTTAAGTAATGTTTCACATTGCTTAAGTTGTGGGATAGAGTTAATTATTAAGTCTACGTTATGTCTCGCGATTTGTCCAAATTGGTCTTTCTTCGTTTTCTTGACTTGGATACCAAACTCATCATTGTAAATGTCGATTTTAGTTGTCCCCTTTTTCTGTTTGAAAGTAGTATTGTGTACTTCCCCCAAAAAGGCTCCAAATTTAGAACGAAACTCCGAACACGTATTTAAATCATGACATACCCTTTGTTCTTCTGAATAACCTTCTTTTGCGGTTAAACTTGCATTGATACTCTTATCTTTAGAGTTCATTAACTTATTTACAAAAACTAATTTTTTAACTTTAATCTTCATTTTTTTACCAGTCCATTTAACCTTCGAGCTTTTACTACATTCAACGTTGATCTTAGTAACAGAAGGATACGTATCATCAAAAAACGCCATGTCATAGACGTATCCTTTCATAATAGGCATAGTCAGGTGCTTATCTTTGTTAGCTATTGCAACGATGTTGTAGAAAAAAAACATATTACAAGAAGGTATTAAAGGTACTTGAGGATAAGATCTCATCATTTTTTTGATCACACGAGTTTACACATATAGACCATGTATTGGTATAAGTCTCGTATTTACCAATAACGAATATGTATTATACATCAAACATAGCAGTTATAATATGGATTATATAAGAATTGACAAATTATTGTAATGACATCATCATTAAGAGTTTGAAGAGTACCCTTTGATGACGATTGTAAAATTTCATAAAAATTCTTATAGTGAATCCATTCATAACATATATTAACATTGTCATGTAATTCTAAGCTTTGTGTGTGTGTATCTAATATAGGATACAAAAAGAAATAGTTATTTTTTCTATTAATTTCTGTAATTTTTAATACTTGTTCTAATTTAGATTTATCTAAACCATAATTAATACATATTTCAAACAATCGCATAAAGTATTGCTTACAATGCCATTTATGTTTCAAAATAAGATTTTGTAGAAATATAGGTTCGTTAGGATCCATGCCCTTTTTTAAGAAAAATCTTAATAATTGCAAAGTATTTTTTTCGAGTTTTACAATTCTATCGTGTTGAGTATGAATATGACCTCTTCGTTTATATGATTCAGAAAAATAATCGATGTTTGTAGATACTGCTTTTTTTGAATAATTATATATAATATCATTCCAAAATTCAATATCTGCTGTATCCGTTATAAAATTGTTCCAATTTACATTTTTTCTACGTTCAAATATTTTATGTAAGCAGTTCTTTTCAAGTAGAAATTTATATTTTTTACTCATAATTTTAACTGATTTAACATCAAAACATCTGATTCGTGAGTAAAATGTATGTAACTTTTCAAACCTATGTGTTCTGTTTATTTTCAACATATATATAAATTGTTTTGCTATATATTTACAATATGTGGCTTCTTTTCTAGACAACCCTGGTATTTTTTGTAATACTTTTGAATCATTGGCAATTCTATTATTCATTTGCCATATATACTTATGTTACCACAAACAGTTTAATGTTTTTAGTGTTCGCATGAAACAGTCTGTTCTCGAGGCGACCTATTCTATCTTAAAGATCTCCTTGTGCTTGTACCACGGGATGCCATCGTGGACGTCGTATATCTCCTGCGTCATATGGATTAGATAGAGCACGACATGAATAGGGATCAGATACGGCCGCACGCCCCCAACTTGGGGTACGATATGCAGACCAAGTAAAGCGACGACCTGACCCAAAATCATCGGGTGTGGCAACACGTTGTATGGGAATTTGTTCACGAACTTGTAGTTCGCCTTGACTGTACCCAGCTCGATACCGAAGTAAGTGCCGTCAATGCCGAGTGCCGCTGTCGCACATAGGCTCACGAAATAGCCGGCGATTATCAGAACTATAGAATCGGGTCGGAAACAGGAAACCAACTTATACGTTGTATCCTTCCACAGTGGTAACGTGTATAAAGCAAATAATTGTGCGAGGGCGATGGACTTGAATAATAAAACATCTCGCTTGAATGCACCGAATGCCACGCCCTTGCGGACGTAATACGTACAAATATATCTCAGACAGTGAAGGTACTGTGTGCTGTACAGGAAGACGTCGTAGGACGTCACCGAGGCTAATAATGAGAGTACCGCATAGAAGCACACATTACCGAATCCCACGTACTTTTCAACGGCGTTGTAGGCCACTGTACTACGATTCACACCTAAATCGGCCACAAATTTCTCGAATTTTGATTGTGGGGTGATCGTCGCAAGAAACAACGCCCGAAAAGCCTCGTTGTACTTGATAGACAACCAATGTAAAGGCTTGCCGCAGCACCACCACAACCCTCGTGGTGCGACAGCATAGTGCATCTTGAGTACCATACGCCACTTCTGCGTCGGATCCTGCTTGAGGGCTTCGACGTTTTCGGGATGCCATGCACCACCGGGTTTCGTCGAGATAAAGTGTGACTCGCGGTGGAAGTCGAACCCCAGGATGTCGCCTTCAACGGCCTGGCAGTCCACGTATGCGTTAGGAAAATGCGTCTCGTAGCCCGGGACGTTCGCGTCCATGGCAACAATACATCTAAATACTGAAGCAAAGGGAAAGAAGCAGTACGGCCCATCGACGTGCTCCGTAAAGAAGACGTCGTCCGAATTCTTAACATCTTCGTCTCGTCTGCAAGGCGATGAAACGTAGAGTTCATTCATGCCTCGGATCGGTTCCAAGACATAACCTTCTTTGTTGAACTTTGTCCTAAATAAGTCGTCAACGCACTTGCCCATTGCTAGGCGTTCAAATGCCTTCAATGTAGGTTCGTCGAGATCCGACATCCACCAGTGACTCGTTTTGTCATGGTTGGGCACCTTATTCACGCACCAAGTACGACAGGCTTTTAGGTCCTTCATGTCTTCTGGGGAGGTGAATTTTCCCTGTAATAGTCGCGACTTGGCCGGCAGAAACGGTAAGCCTGGTAGGGAGTCCGAATCTATAGACAGGTTACCCCAAGCTAGGAGTAGAGCGGGCAGTAGCGTACATACCGCTTGGATTGTGGATGAGGCCGAGTCCAAAGTTAACGGAAGTAGGTATACGACGTGCTCGAAGAACATAGAAATCATATCCACGGACTGGATATCTGTAGCACCCCAGCTGTTCGCCTGGAGCGTTTCCTCGCCGTAGATGATGTGTGCTAGGTCTTGTAAGCAGTAGCTCAGTACAACAAGTAAGACGGACGCAATCCAGCCCAGGTCGAGCCGCAAAGACAATATTGCTACAAAAAAGAGGATACATGTACACTTCGTTGCCAATATGTTCGGTACATCCGTCGCGAAGAGAATTATATCGTAGGCAAGCCAGACGCTTACGGTGATGGCTCGTGCTAAACTCGCTCTCGGTTTATCCTTGCTCAGGGAAACACAGCCACGGATAATGAGACCGGCGATGCCCAGAAGACCAAGCAGTAGAGTAAACATGTGTGTGTTACAATTTCCAGATAACTGATGATACTGTGTGAACTTGGCGTGGACCGCAGCGTAAGAGCTGGGCTCTTGTTCCATTGTAAGTGATGTACGTTTGCTGAACATGGCTGCAGTGGTACGTAGTTTTAAGGCGATCCTCCGTACTAAAGTATATATGTGGTGGTGTAAGAAATGTGGTTTAACTAGATGCATATTTCTTATACTTATGTTATCACAAACAGTTTAATGTTTATAGCGATAACTGGTGTGCAACTACGGCTCACACTATATTATTGAATATTGATATTCATTTATCAATATTATTACTTTTAATTTTACATCCAAGTAAAATGAACCACGATTTTAGAAAGTCTGTATTGTGTCTTAATAATATATTTAAGACCATTTAAATGTGAGAAGTTACAATATTTTTTTATATCATTCTCATTTTCAGGAGAAGTCAAATAATTCAACCATCGTACAGCGACATCTTTCGGGTTTCCTAATCCTGGTAAATCAGTACAAAATTTAGAATATTCAAAATGCAATATCATTTCCCATTGACCTTTATTTGCAAAAAAAAATAAATTTTCTTTTATAGTATCATAATATTCTTTCGTTAAATTAACCATCAATTGCTGTTCTGTTTTTTTTATTTCTAACATTTTTTTTTGTTTTATGAGATCCTCATCATCCTTTTTTTTCTGATTTAGCAATGTTGTTTTTACAATAGTATCCATAAATGTTGTAGTTTTTTTATCACTCATGGGTATTTGTTGAGAGTTTGATGCCGTATGACAGTGTAAAAATTGAATATGATTATCTAAATCGTCAAAAGACATTAATATAATTTAACAATAATAATTGTAAATTTTTAATTCAAATTAGTTAATTACAACTGCATCTGCTATTTGAATACATTGTTCTTCACTGATAGGAGCAACTTCTGCTATTTGAACATCAATATCTTGTTCATTATAAACAGGAGATGATTCATAAATAGGAACCGCGATTCTAATATTTTCACCTTCATTACTTTTCATGTTAGAAGTGAAAACATCACCTAAAGCCGTATCTATATCATGAACACCAGTATTACCTTCTCCAAATTGTGTAAGTGGTAAAATGATATTGTCCCTAGCCATATCCGTCAATTGTCTCATCCCTCTAAAGTTTGTAGTATCTAATGCTGGTGGCATGTTTTATTTAACAATTTAAAGTAACATGCAATCATTTTTAACAATAGGAGTCTCATAAATTGTATCATATATAGAATTATAAAGAAAGGAAATGGTAATAATGTCTTCTTAACATAGCCATTTGTAGTAGTAATAGAATACCCTCTTTTACGATAAAAGTTCCTGACACCTATACCTGAAATGCATGCAATACTATTAAGTCCATGCCATAAAGTGAATAATTCTGCATCTCTCAGTAATTTTGTACCAATACCTTTATGTTGAGCACCTTTATATTGTCCAACAACACTAAGTTCACCATATACATGGAGTTCTCTAATATGAGCAGAATAATGAAGTTCTTTTAATACATCCTTATGATTATGAACATGCGGTATTCTAAGTCTTAAGAAACCATATATTACCTTTTCATCTTTTGATTCATAACTAATGAAAATTTCCTTTCCATTACTAGATTCATATGTTCGAACTTTACGAAACATTTTGTCAAATTTTTTACCTTTTACTTCTCTACAACGAATGCATCTGCAACCACTTATCTTAGACAAATCTTGTCTCATATTTGGTCGTTTGCATCCACCTGAAATATATTCAAGTGGTATATCACGAATAACTCGATTTAAACGAATCCAAGGATGCATTCTTCTTTTAGCATAAAGAATAACTTCTTGTAATTCTTCATCAGAATATGGTTTATATTTACCATTTTTATATAGTTTCTCATATACACTCCAAGGTACTACTGAAACAGGGTAAATTTTAATTTGATCACACTGCAATAATGGATTATAAAGAACCTGATTAAACATCTCAATATCCTTTTCGGGATTGCTTCCTAATAAATTAGGCATAAGATGTAAATCAATCTTATAACAATTATTCTTTAGAAGAGATATAGCCTTTATTGTATCATTAATAGTATGTCCTCGATTCGACTTTTTTAATATAGCATCGTCTGTATGTTGAAGTCCCATTTGTACTCGTGTACAACCAAATGATCTAAATTTTTGAATCTCCTTTAAAGTAATCGTATCAGGTCTTGTTTCTAAGGTAAGTCCAATAATTTTAATATTTGTATTTTCATTCAATAATATTTCAGTTTCAAGAGGAAATCTTTCTTTACGATAATTTCCCAAAACAGTATTCGCTGCATAATATGCATCTCTTACAAATTCTCTTTGATACTCTTCCGGATACTCACTAAATGTACCTCCTAATACGAGCACTTCTAATTTATCAATATCATGTCCCATACGTAAATATTGATTCACTCTAGCATATACTTGAGAAACACAATCATAATTAACAGAATTAGCACGTAGAACACCGGGCTCTTTTGTAAGATATGAACGTGGTTGTTCCGTCCAATTATTGCCCTCGTGTGCAGGCTCTAACGGACAAAAGTAACAATTATGTTTACATGAAAATTTCTGAGTAATTCTTTTACCCTTCTTTGAATCATAATATGACGGATGGGCAGCAGTAAAAATGGTCACTACAAGGACACCCGATTGTGATCTCATTGCCTTTTTCATAATTGTTCTATAAAATGAAGGTTTTGATAATCCTAAAGATTTATAACTCGCAATTAAATCTAATTTACGAAGTTCAATCTTGTGTTCTCTTTTGAAAATCATCAATTTCTTTAGTAACTTAGACCATGTATCTACATGAAGATTTTGTAATACAAATGTATCTATTATATCCTTATTTTTAATATCATCGTATGATATTTTCCAAGTGTTAGGATTAATAATGTCCTCAATTTGATGTGATTCAGTCATGATATATAGCTTAAACTGTTCGAATATTCTAAAAATATAAGCATTTATATGCTCATATCATTTTTATAAATTGACTGCATTGATTTATATAAAATAAAATTTGCAATTACTATTTTTGAAGAACGAAATAATAATCCGTTATACAATGACTTGTAACCATATAAATTTATTACAGATATTAACTGCTCATAGGGCAGTATATGTTTAATTTTTGATTGTTGATGTGTTTTTATAGTATCAAATGGATGAGATAATGATGCAGACAAAGTACCTGAAATTGTAGATGCAAAAAGTAACGATATGTTTTCTGAAATATTATAGGAACGTCTAATCTTATTATGTGTTAATGGACAAAGATACAAAGTTCCAAAAGTGTATAAGGATTCTCTACAACATGTCATACCAAGTCCTCTAAATAAATTTGGAATTGTTATATTTTTTTTTAATTGATAACAAATCATAAAATATTCCAATGGACATGCAATAATACCAGAGATTCCTCCAGACATAAGTGCTACAACCGAATTATGTAAAGAATAGTCTTGAAGTAATTTACAAGAGAAAAGTTGTATATTATTAAGAACAAATACAAGACTTCCACTCGAGATTGAACCATTATACATATTTCTTAGAATGGGTTTGGTATTTATTTGCGATATATTTTTGAAATAAATCAATGGTTGTGTGATTATTATTTCAAAAAAAGATGCTAATCCAGATACTTTTAATATTTTTATAGTTTCATTTTGTTTGTACATTAAAACTAACCTTTTTTGTAGTATTTAAATTATCTAATTCAGTATCTTCAGAGTACCAACAATAACGTGTATTATGTTCCATTTCAATAGTGGGTTGGTTTAATTTGAGTTGGTTCAGTTTGGTTTGGTTCAGTTTGGTTTGGTTCAGATTGGTTTGGTTTTCTAACTGTTTTATATCTTTATTAGTAAAACCAAACCAATTCCATCTTCCATTAGACATGTATTATATTATCATTATATATTTATAATAGTAAATGGATACAAAAACTAAAATAATAATAATCAGTGCCCTTTTGTTGTTTTCAATAATTTCAATAGCATTCGCTGTATATTTATTATTTTTTAGAAATGAATATAGCAATGTAAATATTATAAATGTATCAACTGCACCAATTGAATCTGATCAAGAAAGATCAGATGACGAAACAGAAAATATTCAAAAAAATACAGACATTGATGATGAAGAAGGAGGAACTTTTGTATCATCTGATAATAGTGATTATTCAGTAGGTTATAGACAAGGTAGAATGTTTAAACAAAAATATAAAAAATGGGTATGTAACAAAGCAAAAAACATCATTGACAATGAACCAACAGATGATTCAGATGATGATATATTGGGATCATGTGAATATGCATCAAATGAATGTAAAAAATATGCTATGTGTACAGATGACAGCGATGTCAAAAGTGGATGTGCAGTAGCGTCATATGATAACAATGGAGTTCAAACATTATATGGTTGTCCTGCAGACTGTTGCAAAAAACAAGTAAGAGATATAAGAAGAGCTAATAGAATGAATGAGAGCTAATAGAATGAATGATAATAAACTAATAAAATTTAGTTAAAAATGTAGGTTTTTTGAATTTGTTAAGATGTCTTTTCACTTTTTTTTCTTCTTCTTTTTCATCGTAGTCCTCTTGTGAAAAAAGTTCTTCGTCATCGTCTATTTCACTTTGATGTGAAAGACTCATTAACTTTTTTTTGAATTGCTCAATAAAGTTTTCAGTGTGTAACATATAAGGTATTCTATATAGATATGTTTATTTAATGGAAGAAGATAACAATACAAAAAAACAACATATAAAAGAATTAGTGTTTGGAGGTGGTCATATGATTGCAATATTTCATTATTTAGGTGCTTTGATTGAATTAGAAAAGTATGACACTATAGATTTATCAAAAGTGACCCGTTTTTTAGGTAGTTCTGCTGGAGCAATTTTAGCATTTTTATTAACTATAGATTTGAACCCTAAGGAAATATTGAATGTTTTGATAAAAATTCCTTATGAAAAATTAGGTGAAACAAATAGTAGAGATTATTTATATTTATTTGATGATTTAGGTATAACAGACCCACTTCTATTTAAAAAAATTTTTAATATTGCATTAGAATATAAAAATTTACCAACAAATATAACCTTCAAACAACTAAATAATATATTAAAAAAGGATCTTACGATTATAAGTTTTTGTATAAATTCAAAAGATATAAAAGTTTTGAACCATGTATTTACTCCTAATTTAGAAGTTACCCATGCATTATGTATGACGGTTGCAATTCCATTATTATTCAAACCAGTTTCTTATGAAAACCGTCTATATGTAGACCCATGTATTACATGTAATTTTCCAATAGATTTCATAACAAATTACGATGATTTTTTAGGGTTTACGACGGATAAAACTAAAATATATGAAGAAGATATTGGATTCAAAAAATATCTAAAAATACTATGGAGTTCTATTGGAAATGAGTTTTTAGAGTTAAAACGTATTAATTGTCATAATCCAGAAAGATTGTTTATATTTAAATCTCCACATGAATTTAAAGGTTTTAATATTACAGAAGATGATATACATTCATATATAAATACAGGGAAGATACAAATAAAAGAACATGTTGATCATTTATTAACCGTTATAAAAAGTAAGTATTAATAATTTGTTACAGAAATTATGAAGTTTTTTCCAATTTTGGAAAGTGGTGTAATTATTATAGATAAAAATGATTAAAGAAATATTTATAAGATTACTGCATAAGAATCAATGGCCGAAGAAGCAATTGGCATAGATCTTGGAACTACATATTCGTGTGTAGGTGTATGGCAAAATGACCGAGTTGAAATTATTGCAAATGATCAAGGCAATAGAACAACTCCAAGTTATGTTGCATTCAATGAGACAGAGAGATTAATTGGAGATTCTGCAAAAAATCAGATATCGTCTAATGTATCGAATACTATTTTTGATGCAAAAAGATTGATTGGTCGAAAGTTTTCTGATAGTTCTGTACAATCTGATATGAAGCATTTATCTTATAATATTGTTCCCGATAAAGATGGAAAACCTATTATGAAAGTAAAATACAAGAATGAATTAAAATCTTTTTCAGCGGAGGAGATTTCTTCGATGATTCTAACTAAAATGAAAAGTATTGCGGAAGAATATCTTGGCAAACCTGTAAATAAGGCAGTTATTACTGTACCAGCCTATTTCAATGATGCACAAAGACAGGCTACTAAAGATGCGGGTAAAATTGCTGGCTTGGAGGTATTAAGAATCATTAACGAACCTACTGCTGCAGCAATTGCGTATGGTTTAGATAAAAATTCAGACAAGGAGAGAACCGTATTAATTTATGATTTAGGTGGTGGTACTTTTGATACGAGTTTGTTGACAATCGAGGGTGGTATTTTTGAAGTATTGGCAACTGCGGGGGATACTCATTTAGGTGGTGAAGATTTTGATTCTAAAATGGTGGATCACTTCTGTTTAGAATTCAAGAGAAAACATAAAAAAGATTTAAAAACGAATCCACGGGCATTGCGTCGACTTCGAACGGCATGTGAACGTGCGAAACGTACTTTGTCAACAAGTACAACCGCACAAATTGAATTGGATTCTCTATTTGAAGGTATTGATTTTATCACTTCAATTACACGTGCTCGTTTTGAAGATCTTTGTTCTACAGATTTTAAAAAATGTATGAATCCAGTTGAAAAGGTTCTAATAGATGCTAAAAAGTCTAAAAATCAGGTTGACGAGATTGTTTTAGTAGGTGGTTCGACAAGAATTCCCAAAATTCAATCAATGCTTTCTGAATATTTTAATGGAAAAGAACTCTGCAAGAACATCAATCCTGATGAAGCGGTTGCATATGGAGCAACTGTTCAGGCTGCCATTTTATCTGGAAGTGCGAAAGACTCAAAGAAGTTGGATGAGTTGTTGTTGATGGACGTAACACCTCTTTCTTTAGGATTAGAGACAGCGGGTGGTGTAATGACTGCATTGATTAAGCGTAATACAACTGTACCATGTAAAAAATCACAAACATTCTCTACATATGCAGATAATCAACCAGGTGTTTTGATTCAAGTATTTGAAGGAGAAAGATCCATGACAAAAGACAACAATTTGCTAGGCAAATTTAGTCTAGAAGGCATTCCTCCCATGCCACGTGGACAACCTCAAATCGAAGTCACATTTGATATCGATTCGAATTGTATTTTGAATGTTACAGCACTTGAGAAGTCAACTAATAAGGTGAATAAGATTACTATTACAAATGACAAGGGTAGACTCAGTCAAGAAGAGATTGATAGAATGGTTGCAGATGCTGAAAAATACAAGAGCGAAGATGAAAAAGAGAGACTTCGTGTTGAAAAGAAGAATGCATTAGACAATATTTTGATTGAGATGAAATCCAAAATTGAAAATGTATCAGAGGATAAACGTGATGAGATCAATGCGAAATTGAGTGAAATTGAGAATTGGTTGACAGACAATCCGAATGAAGATGTTGAAGTATATGAAGAAAAATTCAAGGAACTTCAAGAGATTTACACTACAAATTATGTAGATCCAAGTGCTGTTCCAGGACAACCAGGTGAAGGTGGAGATGCCACCGGTATGCCACCTATGCCTCCACAAGATGCAAATCCAGACGAAGGTCCTAAGATTGAAGAGATTGATTAAACCTTAGTTTGAAAGTTTGTAAATAATATTTTTTTATAAATAATCTTATTAAGATTTTATGAATAATTAAATGTATGACGTTGCTGTGTCAAAACAATACTCAAAATTCCAATGCACAGAATAATAAAAAAACAAAAGCACTTTATTCAGATAATTTAGTAGAGGAGAAATATTGTGGTCCTAAAACCTGCATTATCTATTTATTTTGTCCATTTCTTATTTTTTGTGGGTCATTATTTGATAAACATAATGTTAAATTATAAAAAAATGTAGATTATTATAATGAATTTTCTATACATTAGAAAATTATTATTAGAAGCTGTATGCGTTGGCATTTTAGTCGTAGTCATTGGGTCTTTAATGGGGTTTTCATTAAGTAAATTTTACCCAAGGCCAGAAATGCCGGAAGAATGTGGTAATTACAATAAATTCTTCATAATGGAAGCAACATTATTTTTAACGGGTTTTATTCTACATTTATTATGCGAAGTTTCAGGAGTGAATGTATGGTATTTAAAAAATAGTGCAGCTGCATTGTAAACATTTAAGACATGTTTAGTTTCAATTGATCGATTGGCGCAACGGTAGCGCGTCAGATTCCAGTCCTGAAGGTTACGTGTTCGAATCACGTATCGATCATACTCTTACACGAATTGTTTGTGTTCTCCCGGTGTATATAACTTTTTTATTTGGCCTGTAATTCTCTAAAGACTTGTTTATATAATACTCTTTATTATCTGTATTTTTCCATTCTTTCCATGCAAGACCTACGTTATTTGTTTTATTTTTCTTTAAATATTCATGTACGAAAAGTTGACCTGGTGAGAATTTCCTTTTTTTAGGTCTAGAATTTTTTCTTTGGGGGCACATTTTTCTATATTTCAAACCTTCAAATGGATTATTTGCAATATAATTGTTTGTAATTGTTCTTGCTTTATTATTCCATGTCATTTTCTCATAATCACTTAGTAAAGACCATCTCTTGTTTTTACTAATTGATTTTAATGACAACGAATCTTGATGTTCATTCTCACTCAATGAGCGTCTGTATAAATCATATCCCTTTGGACAATTACTTCTTTTTTTATAATAAACATCTTTAGGATAATCTAAATTGAATATAGATATACAAATCTCCTCATATTCATTTCTTGCTAAAAACAAAAGAGAAAGAAGTTTACAAATTTGATGTCTGTCTCTCAAAATTAATCTTTTGTATTTATTTATACGCATTTTACATATTTTATAAATTTCTCGATCATTTTTACAAATAAAATTATTTGTTTTTTTTAGGATTTTAGATGTCTGTATAAAAATGATGTGGGTAAAATAAAGTTAATTATAATTAAAATAATGATTACAGGAATCTGTTTACATCCAAAAGGGATAGTATCTGAGATTAATATTGAAGGACGGTATAGAAATGATATTAATTTGAATACATTATCTGATCTAAAAAAGAACAAACCTTCCAAATATTATGCAGATATTCAGCCTCAATGTATAGAAGATACGGGTTTTGTTGACAATGATTTAAATATATTCATTTATGCTTGGGGAGAAGGGAAACCCGGAGATGAGAATAAACATGAATTACCACCACCGCTTGATACGAATTTATATTTTGGAAACATATACGTATTCGCATGTGGAGTTAGAGGTTTAAAAAACCTAAATAAAACAACTTTTAAGCGAATTTATAAGAAGTCATTTAAAGGATTTTATTCCTTAGGGGATGAAGATTCTGAAAGATCAACAGATGGTGATGACTCTGGGAGTAGTCTTGCGGGTTTTATAGTAAATGATGAGAGTGATACGGAGGAAAGTAATTACGAAAACAGCGAAGATGAAGATTTTGAAGATGAAGATTTTGAAGATGATGAAGAAGATGATGAGGAAGATGATGACAGTACTATGTGTTCAATGTCAGATGAAAGCGGTGATGAAGAAGATTATAGTGATAATGATGATGATGACAAAGAAGATAATTAATTTGATGATAATGAGTCAATACGAGATTTGATTCTTAAACCAATTTCTTTTCTATCTAAATGAACATCCTCAAAAATAACATCGTAATTAGAATGATGTAATAAATCTTCAAATAAAGTTATGTATTCATTTTGAGTATCAATTTGTTTTATACGAACAGTTAAATAATAAGATCTCGATGCAGGATCAATTTGTGCGGTTGATGCGGACAAACATTCTGGAATAATAAGGTGTTTTTTTGTTTTTGGTATCTTATTTTTTGATGCATAATGTAATATTCGTGGATCTTCTGTTACTCGTTTTATCAAACCATAATTATGTAAAATTGGTTGAATAATAATACTTTGTGGTATAGGTTCTGTTTTGGATACGTCAATCGTAACATTATTTCCAAATAAACCTATCGCACACCCATTTATATTAGTTGCTATCGTTTTTACTGTTACTTCTAACTCATAACTAGAAAAGTTTGCAAAAATAACATTTGTTAAAGTAGTTTTCTTTAATTTTCTTAATGTTCTTCTTTTTAACAAAGTACATGCCCCTAAATGAATCATAGGTGATCTATTACACAAACAAGGAATACAAGACATTTTTAACATCCCTTTTTTTTTGGAATGATAGTAATCTTTTAAAAACGTCCGTAATGTAGGATCTATAGGTCTATACCATAAATTATAATTTTTTTTGTAACATTTCTCGTATTTTTTACATTTTTTATTTTCAGATACAGACAAAGTATAATCAGAAACAGTATCGTAACTATCTTCCTCTTTAGAATCTTGTATACTATCAGAATCTCTACTTGATTCGCAAACCAGTGTAACATCTTCTTTTTCTGTCTCTACATTTTCTTCTACTTCGAGGTTTTTTGATATATTCATTATATTATACATTTTTTTTGATAGTTAAATGTTAAGAATATTAAATATTATATTAGTAGTAGTTAATAACGATGCAGATCTTTGTCAAGACTTTGACAGGAAAGACTATTACATTGGATGTAGAGCCAAGTGATACAATTGATAATGTAAAACAAAAAATTCAAGATAAGGAAGGAATTCCTCCTGATCAGCAACGCCTTATATTTGCTGGGAAACAATTGGAGGATGGAAGAACTTTGAGTGATTATAACATTCAAAAAGAGAGTACACTTCATCTTGTTTTACGTCTTAGAGGAGGCCCTGGTGGGTGAGATTAAGAATAGTTAGTAAATAATAATAATAAATATCGAACTATGACGGTGTTATTCGTAATTTATGAATAAAACTCGATTCGTATTTATATATTATTAAAAAAGATTGAATAATACCACGTGTTCATGTTTCCTTTTTAAATATATAAGATAATGTCTCTTTAGATGGAAAGTAAATATTGAACTGGTTTTGGCTTATTGTACAATGCATGTTTGTTCTATAATCATAGAATGGTACATTTTCTAATGGATTATGGTCATTTCCAGTTTTACAAATATTTATATTGAGTGATAAAATTTCCAAATAATCTTCGTCAGATGTGTTTTTTTTATCTGTAATGTATGTATAATCACGTCTTTTATTGAAATTTGAGATTAGATCGTGGTTTCCATTTTGCATTACATAGGAATCGGTTAGTTTACAAAATTCATGTATATTTTTACTCTTGAATATAGAAGATATATCTTCGTATAATTTACCATCTAACATAATATTCCTATAAGATAAATCAAATTTGACGATTTGAAATTGATTGAGTGAAGAATGAATTCTATATCTTACTAGTATTATATTAAGTAATTCATTGTATATGCGTCTTTCAAAAGACCATTCTCCATCAATGATTTTGGAATGTTTTATAATTTTATCTATATCTATATTGAGTTTTAGTCCTAGCATGTAATTGTCTCTTAAAATATAGTCTAATTTATCAGTATCGATACCGTGTTTTTTGTTGTTAACGATTGAGAATCTCCAATCCTTATTATTTTCAGGAGGTTCAATTACATTACATATAAATTCAGTATCCTGCTCGGATATATTTATTTGTTTTGCAATTTCTTTCAATATGAAGATAGATCTCTGCTCATGAGTAACCCATGTATGGTCTTTATCTATAACTCCATCTTCTATGAGTTTAGGTACAATATGTTTGTCAAACACATGACTTCCTGGTCCATGTCCAATATCATGACATAACCCCCCGATCGCAATTAGTTCTTTAGTATGTTCATCGATTCGATGTGTTTGAGATAGATTATCAAGAAGATTTTTTGTCATCCCGTATGTACCTATCATATGAACTTTTCTACTATGAGTCGCACTTGGAAATACCTTATATGCTGTTCCAGTTTGATAAATGTAATGTGTTCTGTCATAGTAAGGGTGATCTATAATCTTTAATGCAAGTTCTGATAATTTGATTTCACCATGTATTGGTTCGTGTATATACATTGTTTATATATACAGTTGTGTGAAAGATCATTTTTATTCTACATTTTATTTTTTCGTAATGTTTTCCATTTTTTCTTTTTAATTTTCAATTTTTTATGTATAGATTTTTTAGTAAAAATTTTATAATTAGGATATGTCATTCGCATAGTATTTTTCCATATTTGATTGAAAGAATCATAATTCTTAATATTTTTATCAATTTTTTCAATCCAAACCTTATTTTCTAAAAATGGAAGAATATCCGAAGATTTAAACGATTTACAAATTTTTATATTGTTAAAATTAAAATTTGTTTTAAATAGATCTAAGTTATTTAAAAAGGCCGATTTAAGTATATGATATGGAAAAATTGCTGGTTTTGATTGTATAATACTTGTTATTTTTTCAGGTTTCCAGAATTCATTCCAAGTGTTGAATCCGTGATGTTTTAGTATTTTTGCAGTTTGAAATATGGAGAATTTTTTTTCTATATTCATATTTCTTTTTTTATAAGCATTTTCGTTAGTAAGAATTGTAGCCCATGTTTCCACAATTGCTTCATCCCAGTTTTGTTCTGATTCTAATGTTTTACCTAAACATGATAAGTCGTTCGAATTTAAAGTGAAATGATTTACACAATGATATTCAAAAGCATGAAGTAATTCATGTAACAATACCTTCACTGCTTCTTCTTGTCTAAATATTATAATTTTTCTATTCGGATTATTGTTGTATATTGTTGTTACTCCTGAATTAACATGACTGACGTCAAATTTTTCATTTATCAATGGTGTGTATTTTTTCATATTTATGGGGAAGTATATAATTTTAATATTCTCTGGTAATACATTGCTTTTTCGATTTTTAATAGCATATTTTATCTGAGTAATCATTTTAGGAATTTGTATTTCAACTGATTTTGGTAATTTTGAAGTTTTGTATTTTACAATGAATTCTATTCCTTGTATGTTATGAATTACTACGTCGTTAATATATCTATCTTTTTCCTTTTTAATTTTGTTTGACATAAACTCCATTATATAGTGTTATATTTTGATTCTATATTTAACAAATTTAAACAATTTTTATGATTAAAGAATTATAATGTATAGACTTATTTTCAATTCTATCAAAAATAGAATACCCAAAATTTCTCCAACTGAACTTATTGCTTTAGAAAGTGGGAATGTATCTATCGACAGGGATATTTTGAATGGCAAAATTGAATATCCTGATAAGAAAAAAACAATTAATAAATTTCCAAAAGATGAACTAGAGAGGTTATTGGATAATTTTAAGGATAAACCTTTGTTTCCTGATAACAAAAATTTTATAAAAGATTTAGCTAAAAAAAAATATTTTAGCTTTTTGATAGATGAGAAATATGGTGGAATAAGATTGTCTGTAAATGAATTATCAAATATCTTAACAAAAATAACAACAGTTGATCCAGCATTAGGTGTTGTTACAATGGTTCCAAATTCACTTGGTCCTGGTGAACTACTTACATTATATGGTACCGATCAACAAAGAAATAATTATTTACCTAAACTCGCAAATGGTGAATTAATACCTTGTTTTGGTTTAACCGGACCGAATAACGGTTCTGATGCAACGGGTAATATTGATGAAGGGTATGTATTTAAAGAAGATGGTAAAATTAAGGTAAAAATAACATTAAATAAGAGATATATCACATTAGCACCTGTATCAAATTTGATGGGTATTGCATTCAATTTGAAAGATCCAGATAATTTATTAAATAAATCAGGAATTACATTGGCGTTAGTAGAAAGAGGTCATGATGGATTGATTCAAGAAACATATCATAATCCTTTAGATGTTGGGTTTCCAAATGGTACTATAAAAGGAACAATCGTTTTGGAATTGGATCAAATAATAGGAGGTAAAAATAACATTGGAAATGGTTGGAAGATGTTAATGGAATGTTTATCTGCAGGAAGGGGTATTAGTTTACCAGCAACTGCGAATGCAAGTAGTAAGGTTGCTTCTTATGGAATGTTCAATTACATAAAGATTAGAGACCAATTCAATATGCCTCTTAAAAATATGGAAGCTATAAAAGAAAAGTTCAATAATATGGTATATAATACATGGATGATTCAATCTTCTGTAGATATGACAAATGATATATTAGATGCAGGAAATTCTCCTGCAGTAATAAGTGCAATTATGAAACAACAAACAACAGAAAGAGGAAGAAGTGTAATAAGTGATGCGATGGATATACATGGAGGTGCCGCAATATGTGTAGGACATAATAATTTTTTGGAGAAATATTATAAAAGTGTTCCTATTGGAATAACGGTAGAAGGTTCTAATACATTAACGCGTTCTCTTATCATATTTGCACAAGGATTAAATAAAAGTCATCCTCATATCTATCCATTATTGAAGTCTATATTGGCGAACGACTTAGATACATTCAAAGAGAATTTTAATAATATAATAAGTCATTCATTGAATTTATATTTTAAAACATTCGGTTTTTCTGAAGATTTAGAGCAACAAATTATAAATTTCGCAGCACTTACAAATTTTGTAGCATTAAAGGGTGGTGCAATAAAAAGAGAGCAAATGTTATCTGGAGATATGGCTGATATATTTGGTAATTTATATTTAGCTATATCCGTTCGTAACTATCACAAAAATTATAAAGCAAGTGAAAAACTTACAAATTATATAGTACAAAGATTACTATTGGAAAATCAAGAAAAGATTAATAAAATAATTGATAACTTGGGATATGAAAGGTATTTACTATCTCATTTAAAGAAAAATTATAAAGCAATTACGTATGATAATGAAAGAGAAATTTTTGATGAAATTATGGAAAATGAGAATATAATAAACGAAATTCAAAAAAATATACATAAAACAGGTGTATTAAAAGATTATGAGGAAATAAATAGATGCAAAGAAAATTCTAAAGAATATATTTTATTAAAAGAGAAAATTATCAATGTGAATGAATTCAGAGAAGATAATGTGATACAATTGTAAATTGTTGGAAATACAAGTGGTTTTTATGTATGTTTATTTTTATAATTTTCAATCGCTTCGCGAATTGCATCTTCCGCAAGCATAGAACAATGAAGTTTTACGGGGGGAAGATTTAAGTAAGTAGCAATATCTTTATTTGTAATTAATTTTTCATTAGAATATATATTTTTACCTTTTATCCATTCTGATGCAACTGATGAAGATGCAATAGCAGAACCACACCCGAATGTTTTAAATTTAGCATCAGTAACAATGCCATCTTTATTAACTTTTATTTGTAATTTCATTACATCACCACATGCAGGAGCACCTACTAATCCTGTACCTACTTGAATATTAGATGAATCAAAAGAACCCACATTAAGTGGTCTCTCAAAATGTTCAATAACTTTATTATGATAATTTCTAATATACTTATTTTTTCTAATAAATTGCCTTAGTACATAATTCATTATAGTATTTATTTACTATTATTAATTATTTACTATTTAGATTTAGGAAAATATAGAATTACTAACTCAATTAAAAAAAAAGAGGTAGTTATTTTTATATTTTCAATCAAGATTGAAAATTACAATTCAAATAGGTAGGTATATATAGTTATATATTGTGTAAAACACTTAATTCGAGTAGGCAAGACCACCCATACCACTCATGATGCGGAGGACATTGTAATTTGTGGCGTAAACGCGGACTTTGGCATCTGAGGTACCCGAAACGGTGGCGGCGGTGAGTGTGAGTTGGAGTGTGGCGTTGTCGATGCGGGACATGTTGCATGTTCCTGAAGGTTGGTGTTCTTCGGGTTTGAGGCCGAATGAGTAAACGTTGATACCAGTGGCAGGGACGTTTGTGTGGTGTTGGTAAGGTTGGACAAGATTGAAGTATCTGCCCAACCGTTCCGAGAAACGATCGTGACCATTGAGTTGGAGTTTGGCCGAAAGGACAGGGTTGAAACCATTGTCGACTTCGGACATGGCGAGGTAAGTACCGGATGTAACACCATCTGAGTTTTCGAACGAAAGAGTTGAGTCGCCGGTGGTGTCGATGGTAGAATCGTTGAGGTTTGAAAGTTGGAGATTGTAGTTGACAAGACCGCCTCCGAAAGGATCAACTGGGGTTCCTGTTTTCCAGGTTGAGTCTACGGCATCGGTGTAATTGAACCATTGTTTGCCATTGCTCATTTTTGAGCTGTCGACGTGGTCGTCTTTTTGGACAACCCATACAAGTTCTTTACATGGGTGATTGAAGTTGAGTTTGATTTTGTTGCTGACGGATGAAACTGATTCATCACCTGTGAATTGGAGTTGCTCAATGAGGTATTCGTGCGAGACTTGGGCGAAACGGCGGCGTTCATCGGTATCAAGGTAGATGTAGTCGACGTAGAGCGAAGCGGCTTCGAGCGAAGGTGTCTCCGATGGGCTACCCGCGTAACATTCCGATGCGGATCTGAATTCAAGGTTGATTTTGACTTCGTGGTATTGAAGAGCGATAAGAGGAAGTGAAAGACCTGGGTTGCGGCAGAACCAGAATTCAAGAGGAATGTAAAGGTCTACTTCGGGGGTGGAGCCCGCGACAGGTGTGAATTGAGTTAAACGAGGGACGTTACCAACCATGTTGGCGTATCCGACTTTGTGGCCCGCAGTTTGAGTGAGTTCGTTCCAGATGTGCATCCAGTCACCGTAGTGTTTGTCGATACGTTGTCCACCGATTTCAACTTCGACGTTTTTGATGAGAACGTGACCGAGCCAGTTAACCCAGCGGAATGTCTTAGCGGCTTCGGCAGTGACCGCAGGTACTGTGACTTGAAGGTAAACACGGTGCATGAGATCACCGTTACGTGAGACGGTGCATGTAACGCGTTTGCCGAAGTCGGCCGAACCGTTGAATGTTTGTTCGATGGCTTCCATCGAGAAATTTGTGTGGCGACGGTAAACTACCTTGAAAAAGGTAATTTGAGGGTTGCCAGTAAGATAGATGTCTTGAGCGCCGTAAGCGACAAGTTGCATTAAACCTCCTCCCATTGTATACTTATTGAAAACAAAAAAAATTTAGATTAAAATTCAATTTTTGATTCAAATAATATTTGCAATATGTGACATGTCTGAAAAATTATAATAGTTCATTATAGATTTTGCTTAATTAATAGTAACCTATGATACTATAATTTTAACATTCGATTTTCTAACAAGTGACCGTGGATACTTCTTGTTTTCAAAAATAATCCAAACACTTTTTGTTGTTGTACGCAATACATTGCCTTTTTCATTTTTGTATTTTGTTGAATTAACAATTACACTATCTCCCTTTTTAAATATATTTTTACACAATGTATCCTCTTTTGTTAATTTTATAAGTATATTATTCCCTAATTTTTGTCTACAATAAGGACATTTGTTTTTTTCTTTAGATGTATTTAAACTTTTTATTATACATTTTTTATGATACAAATGATTGCATTTTGTTATATATGAGATTTCATTCTTGCCAATCTCTTCAAGGCAAATTAAACATTCTGTGTCAGACATATTAAAGTATACTATTGAATTGTCTTTATTTAAAAGAACGTTAACAAATTATGTTAGACAGTATTAATAATGCTTGATATGACAAAAAAAATAATAAATAGTGTGTTGCTTATTTTCATATTATTTTTAACATATAATCCAATTATGTTTGAATCGAATATGGAAAAATTACTAAAAATAATAACCATAATTGTATCGGTTGGTCTTGTTTTATTATCTCAAGACGTAACTATGACATTATTATTAGTGTTTTTAGCTCTAATAATTTTTAATAGCTTCCCCAAAACAACAGAGTCATCGCCAAAATCTTTACAAAAAATTTTAGCAGAAGCTACTCATTTTGGTTCATCTACAGATGAAGACAAAAAAGAACACTTAGATGAAGAAGACGATGAAGTTCCTCCATTCACAACACCCGAACAGTTTGATTCAGCACAATCCAATATATTTAACGAACTTGTTCAAGACACAGAGGTTAGAACTTGGGATGATGGTTATGGACCACAGGGTCTTGGACATGTAAAAGATTTTGAAGTTAAACAAGAATAAATATTAAAATTATTTTTTGCAACTTTGTAAACATTTTCTAGATGGATACCCTCCTCTTATCCAGTTTTTATTGACATCTTCTTGAATAATGTGATCAGTGTTTTGTATTTGATCTGCGAGACATCCAATTAATGGTGTAAATGCAGGTCTTCCTGAATTAGGAAGACAACTTTTTGATACAGATGTTCCTTTGCTTTCAAATACAACATTAGCAGTGCATGCATTATTACGACCGTACCCCATATAAGGTACAGTTAAAAATCCTGGATTTGGTAAGAGCATTTTCCCACCAGTTTGTGTTAAAAGAGTTCCATTTCTTAGTAAAGAATCTTTATCAACTAATTTTCCTTTTTTCCCTATGTAACCAAAACCATCTCTGAAATTTGGAACAGGGTGTTGCAACGCAGTTTGTGCAACCTTAGAATGGTCATCTAAGGCACAAGCATTATCAATCAAACAGGGTGAAAGTTTTGAACTACCAAACCCAAGTGTACGATTCGTGGATGGTAATGGACAGGGCATCTTTATCTCATTACATATTTATTTTTCAGTTAAGAAATATAAAATTATTTCAATAGTTCAACTACAATTAAAACAGAAACATGTATAAAAGCACCTAGTAATATGTATAAACCAGATATAATATGTTTTTTATCACTTAATTTAATTTTATCTGCGTAAACAATACTCAGTAAAAGAGCTATTATAATAAAAATACAAATGGAATAAACAAGTGGATTCATCATTATATTATTTATCATTCTTTTTTGTTTTACAAAAACATCCTAATACTAAAATATCTCTAAATAATTGTTAAAAATATTTAAATCAAGGAGTTTTTGCCTCGTTTACAGTCTTTTGTTTATTTATTTTTTCTATTGTTCCACTCTCTATTGAAAATTTGTTAAAATCATTCAACAATTCTTTTCCTACTTTTGACATAGGTTTGTATTTAGATTTGCTCATAGCCCTTAAAGATGACCCAAATACATCAAATTCTAGTTTATTCCCTTCATGATCAATATAAACAAAACTCCTAGCTAATAAAATAAATCCCATAAAAACATACATATATTTTGTCTCTATTATACAATTATTCTCTCCAATTTGTGATAAAATATCTTCCAACCAATTACAAAAAGACAATTCTCCACCATTTACAATCATTCTAAATGGTTGTATTTTTCTTAATTTATCATCACCTGGATTATCTTTTAAAATAATTCTAAATAATTTACGCATGGATTTGGTATTTCGTTTAATAAATGCTTTCCATAAAAGCATCGCTAACCCATTCTTCCCATATGAAGGAAGAGAAAACCCTAACCCATAATCAAAAAGAGCTACTTTATTATTGCAATCATCTTCTTCATCTATAATATAAACAAAATTACCATCGTGCATATCAGTATGAACATAACCATTGTATACCATCCAAAAATAACTCATCATTAACTTTTCACTCATATCTCTTGTATATTCTGGATAATGTTCTTGAATATAAGAATAAGAATGACCATGGATATATGTCATTGTTATACAAAAAGGCGTGACGTTTACAATCTTTGGTAAAATAATGAAATCAAGATCTTCTAAGATCTTTTTAATATTTCTATAATTTTTATATTCGTTCTCATATGAGAATTGTTTTTCAATTGCTAAAAGAAAACCTTCTAAATCTATAGCAAATCCTATCTTAAAAAGAGAACATCCCCATATCAATCGTCTCCAGTATGATAATTCTCTCTCAAATGAATTTATACTAGACTTTCTATGAACTTTTATAACACAAGGTTTATCATTCAATTGCCATAAAGAACATTTATATGCTTGTGATATAGAACCAGAACCCAAAACCTTATCATTTATATGTGAATAAATTTTATGATGAGGAAATCCAAACCCTTTATCTAATATTCTGCATGTTTCTTCGTAACTATGAATATGTGGTATCCTTTTTTGTAAAGGTTTCAAAGCATTTATCATATCTTCACTTAGAATATCCTCTCTGTGACTCATCCATTGTCCTATTTTTATAGCAACAACACCCTGGTCAATTATTGTCTTCACAAATTCTTGTCTGTTTTTACTATTTTTTAAATGTTCATTTAAATTTCCCGATGAATACATTACCGCATATTTCATTGAATTAAACATCTTAAATAATTATACTATATAAATCTCTTTTGTTTATAACATTGTTCAAATTTTTTACTGAATCTTAAAAAAAAAAATTACTCGATTTGATATCATACGGTTTATCTCTTGTTATTTTAATCTTATTAATTCCACTAGAGCTTATGTTTGTCAAAATAATTGAAGATATGTTATATTCAATAGAACAGAACATATATATATCTTTTAATGAAATAATATTACGTTTTGAACCCATATTTCTAATAGAATCCAATTGTTCATTCGAAAATAATACTTCAACATTATTTGAATCAATAAAACATGCTCTTACAATCTTTCTAAAGGGAAAATTTATATTTTTTGAATTATTTGCATATCTATAATCACATAAATAAATAGGAAAATTTATTGATTTATAGTAATAATTTAAACGCAGAAAGAAATGACACGTATTTTTATACATTTCAAATATTTTAAGTATTGTATTTTCAAAAAAATACTTTATTTCTGTAGTAATTTTATGTATGGTATCAACAAAGTTTGAATAAAAAAACATTAGACTAATAAATTGACTAATATTTAACTATGTTACGATTTACATTTTAGAGTGTACATCTATTATCAAATCTTCAGCACTTACTTTTAATTTCGTAGAATTATTCAAAGTTCTTATAAATGTAAAAGGTAATTTCTTCTCTTTAACTTCTTTGTTAAAAATATCAATATTTGTATCGTTTTTATCAACTTCTACAAAAGGAGGCATACCATCTTCTAATTGTTGTAATCGAATACCTCGCATTCTTGTATATTCATAATGTGTCATGGCAGAACTTGTCTCCATATTATCTTTTGATAATATATAATTAAAGTCTTAATCATTTTTATTCATCAAAATTATAAATGATTTCTGTTTTTTGATATTCCGGAGAAACCCATGCTAATTTACAATGACAACACAAATAAATATATTTCATTTCTGCATCATTGTATCTTACATATATTACTTCGGGTTCTACATTATCATTGGTGTTGCATTTGCATTTTTCATTCGGACATTGTATGTTTTTAACCTTTGGTAATGTAGGATCATTGAATGTATATTTATTAATAAATAATTCATAAAAGACTTTCTCATTTCCACCATAATTTGCGTGATATACACATGTATTCTGACTATCATCACATAACTTATTTGTTTTACATGATTTACATGCATATACTAATTCATCTGTCTCCTCGTGCGTTGTAAGATTCAATAGGTTATCACATATTGAACAGAATTCCATGTTATTTATTATTACTTTATATCTTACATCATTTTTTCAACAGTTTTTGTTTTTGAATTCTGTTTCCCAGAAGTTCTTTTTATTTTCTGTTTTACATCATCTTTCATTTTACATATTACATCCTTTTTCCATTGTTCAATTGCATAATCATTCTTTTTTGTTGGTTTTTTATTACTTTTGCCAGATAGTTTCAAATCGTTAACTTTTTCTACATCTTCAACTTCTGAAGATATAGAATTTTGAAGAATACTTTCTAAATTATTAGACATTTCTAAAGATGTGTTCTGAACGAAGGCATCCGTTTTCTTTAAAGAATCTATGTAGTCTCTTATGGATTCTATAGTACTCATTTTTAATTGATTCATTTTAATAAAAACACCGTTCTCATTTTCCATATATTTGACACCATCGTTTTTAATAAATGTTAATATTTGATTATGCTCTTGTGGGGATAATAAATTTATATCATCTACCATACCTTTCGCTATAATCTCATTAAACTCTTTTTTTGAAGTCATTATAATTTACAATTATTTATTTATCCTTATTTACTTACATTATCAATATTTTTATAAAGAGAACATTTGTATGTACCATTTTGATCATCCATAAAAACACCCCTTAAGCAATATACAATCTTATCTGGTATATCACGATTACAAAAATCTATAAATTTTTCACCAGATAACATTCTTACTAAAAAATAAATAGAATACATACCACATTCAGTTGATGATTTTTGATGAGCTTTATTATTTATCATAATTTCATAATTATCATTGTTATTTTTACCTTGGTTTTTAATATCATTCATCAAATTTAATATCTCTTCATTTGGTTGGTGTCCAAAACTATCATAAAACATTATTTCTTTAGTTTCTATATTCACAAAAAATGCATTCCAATGACTCCCAGATTGATATGAATAATCATTGTTAAATATTGTACCAAATGAATCATATTTTTCTGATATAGCATTTATATCACAATTGCATAGATCACTTAACACACAATTTCCATTTATATTTTTTTTGGCAAAATCTCTTGTTGTTGGTTCATAAAATTTAAATTTTGGATATTTTTTCTCAAAATATTTAAGAATCTCGACAATATCATCTGTACTTAGCCATGTATCTGGTTTTTTATCCCATGAATATGGAACCTTTGGAGCGAAAACATCTTCTGTTATTTTATTAATACTTTTTATAGATATATTGTCACTTCTTGAAAGAATGCTTTTCCATTTTGAATCGTCTTCGGTATTTAACCTTATACTCAATTCTTTCCATAGTTTTTTTTTAGATATTTTCTTATTTGTCGTAAGAATATCTTTTCTTCTTATCCTATTGTTTGTATTTGCTTTGTTCCATATTTTTCTAAGTTCTTGTAGTTTTTTTGTTGTGAAACAACTTATTTTCCTTGTTTTAAAATTAGAACATTTTTTTCTCGTTACTTTTTGTTTATACATAAGATTATTATTAGTAAAAAAATAATATGGATTTAAAAAATTATTCAACAAGTTATATTCGTGTTCTAGAGAATACATATAGTAATATATGTTTGAATGATATATATGACAGGTTACTTACATTGCGTACTCTAAAAGAACTTTCAAATAGCAGAAATAAAGATTTAAATGATAAATTAAATCATCTACAATCGAAAAAAAAGTCATCTTTGAAGTCAGAATTTGAAATGTTATCTATAGAAAATGAAATAAATGTAATCAATAAAGATATTAAGAAATTAACAAAAATAAATGAAGATTCGTGTAATGGTTTAGAAAAAACAAATGATTTAATGAAGCATTATGTTGATCAGATAAGAACAATCTTATTAGAGTTATCTTCAGATATATAAAGTCTTTAGATGATTTGAGAAATCCTTTTTATTCATACAATTATCACAATTATTACATTTGAAACCATCAGATGAATAATATGTACCTTGAAAATAATCTCTAATCAATCTCATTCTACATATGTTTGTATTTTTAACATAAAGTTCTATTCCTTTCATTTGTTCACGTTGTTTACATCTAAGTTCATAATCATCTATCTGTTTTAAGAATATATTATTTATTACAAAATCACCTTTACTCCATAAAATACAACATGTTCCTTGCATATCCTTTTCTCTTGCTGCTCTTCCTATCTCTTGACAATATGATTCCATGTCTTTTGGTATTCCATAATGAATAATTGTTTCAATATCCGAGATATCAATCCCCATCCCAAAGGCAACCGTCGCTGCAAGTACATCTATCTTACCCAGAGTAAATTTATTTTGTACTGAATCTCTATTTTCTCTACTTAATCCTGCATGATAGTATCCTGAAACATAACCCCAATGACTAAGAGCATTCGAAATTTTTTCAGTATCTTTTTGCGTTTTACAATATACAATCGTTTTACCTTGTATCTTGTCTCTTATAATACTTATACTATTCTTAAAATCATGTTTGTACATAACCGATAAATTTAAATTATCCCTTGTAGGAGAAATATGAATATATACTGGATTTTTTAATTCTAAAACATTTGCAACTAAATTAATTGTTTTCTTAGTAGCAGTTCCTGTAACTGCCATAATAGGTGGTCTTTTCTTGAACCATTTGTTCATTTTGTTAAGTGCAGTATAACTACTTCTAAATTCAGACCATGATGAAATGCAATGACATTCGTCAATCGCAATCAGTGAAATATGCTTTTCCATGCCTTTAATCCACGATTCTCTACTCAAAAAATTCTCCGGTGTCATGTATATTACACATGGTAATTTGCCATCGAAAATATCCTTTTTTTGATCGTGTGTTATTTGTCTATCATCTAGATCCATATTTTGACTAAAAGATGTAACAATTGTACAAACATCTTTATATCTTCTTTGTTGATCTTTCATCAAAGATATTAAAGGAGATATGACAATTACCGTTTTCATAAGAATCATATGTGGTAGAATATAACATACACTTTTACCAAATCCAGTTGGTAGAACTCCAATTATATCCTTTCCATTCAACACGGATGTAACAATCTCCTTCTGTTCTTTCTTTAATTTAGATAATCCAAGTTTTTCAAGATAGTTTTTCAAAGGAACTCGCATGTAAATTATTTATATCTATATTCTTATTTTCAATCATTTTTAGAATTCTACTTTAAGTAAAAAGGTATATTGAAATACAAAACAATTGGGTTTATGTTTAAAATAATTAGTGTATGTAAAAAATATATAAGTACCGATATCAAAAGTACATCATATCTAAATTGTGTAGTATTATAATATACAAACACTACAAAAGGTATGATGTGAGTTACATGAGATACTATATTATATATCATATATTTCCTATCCGTTAAAAATTTTGGATATAAAATATAATTAAATAACATTATGCAACTTCCTACTATAAAAACGAATAATGCTATTGAATATGTACATGGTAATATATTTAAATAATACAAAATATGAAGAAGAATTGCCCAGTTTGAAAAGAATAGCACAAACATGAATCCATGTTTTTTAACTAATTCATTCATTACTATTCGAAAAAATTTAATCTCTAGAATTTTTAGGGGCTAAACACATTTTTATTTCACCTAAACTTCCTACACTATAACATACAATTAAAGGATAATCGTTTTTCAAATATACCTGAATTGTTTGACACAAATTAGTACATTTTGTGAATAATGTAAGATATTTTAATGAAAATACACCTTGTACAATTTCTATATCGTCCTCATTTGAAACAACTGACATTCCACCATTTGTTGATTCTCCCAATATAGTCTCTTGTTGTGCAAATTCTCCTTTGCATGTTAGAATAAGTTGACCGGCTACAGACTTAATTTCAATTTCTTCTGAAATATTACTCATATCTCTGCAAATCTTTTGGAAATCAGATGATTTCATACTAATAACTGATGTAAATTGAGCAGGAGGTACAGTAATGATCTCATTACTTAGATCCATTAGATTCAATTTGAACGTTGTGGATGCTCTTTTTTGTTCATTTTCTATCTTTATTCCTAAGTGATTTATGTCATCTTTTTCTATAAATAAGGTTAAAGTGTCGTTATTTGTTATAGTTTTTATAAGTTTAAAAAAATTGACCATGTTCACACCTATAATTTGTTTATGTGTACAATGAAATAACTCAAAATTATCTTTACCTAGACTCATATGAACAAGTGTAGTGTGTGTTGGATCCATAGATAATATTCGGATCCCATCAGGTGATATCTCCATATTTGTGTCTGGTAAAATTTCTTTTACTGCCTCAATTGTGCATTTTAATATTATAGATTGAATTGTTACAACTAAAACTGAATAACGATCTGTACATGTCTCCATTAGAATATTCGTTGTTCACCGAGACCTTAAGCAATTTTTTTTT